GGGGGCCACCGGCCCGGCGGGAGCCACCGGCCCCGCCGGCAGCACCGGGGCCACGGGGTCGACGGGGTCCCAGGGCGTCAAAGGCGACACCGGCGCGGCCGGTCCGGCAGGGCTGAACTTCCGAGCCGACTGGTCGGCGTCGACCTCCTATGTCGTCAACGACCTCGTCACCTTCGGCGGCTCGGGCTACTACTGCTCGGTGGCGGTCGGCCCTAGCGCCACCACCCCGCCTATCGACACCGGCCACTGGTCGCTGCTCGTCCTCCAGGGCGCCCCCGGGCCCCAGGGACCGACCGGCGGCGCGGGGACCACGGGAGCCACCGGACCCGCCGGCCCGACGGGCGCCACTGGCCCCACCGGGTCCACCGGCGGTCAGGGCCCCGCGGGAGCCACGGGCCCGGCGGGGGCCACCGGGCCGACCGGCCCTACGGGCGCGACTGGCCCCACTGGCGCCGCTGGGCCTTCCGGTGGCGGAACGCTGGCCGGGCGGCTCACCCCGGCCATCAACGCCTCGGCGACCACCTTCACCGCCGTGCTCGATCAGGAGTGGCCCACCGGCCCCGTCGATGCACGCGTGCTGGTCGACAACGAGATGATGCGCGTCATCACCGCGGTGGTGGTGACAGGTCAGACCTACACGCTGACCGTGCAGCGGGCCATCCTCGGCACGTCGGCGGCGTCGCACAACAACAACCGCACCATCTACCTGCGGCCCCCGGCGCTGGCCACCACGATCCCGCCGGCCACCACCGTGGCCAAGGTGGGGACCTCCCAGCAGGCAGCTCGGGCCGATCACGACCACGGCGTCACCGGCTCCGGCGGCGGCTCGTCCACGCTGGCCGGGCTCTCCGATGTCGCCACCACGTCGCCCACCAACGGCCAGGCACTGACCTACAGCACGGCCACCAGTAAGTGGATCAACAGCGCCGCGCCCGTCGGTCCTACCGGCCCCACGGGAGCGACGGGAGCCACCGGCGCCACCGGCCCCGCCGGGGCCACCGGAGCCACGGGCGCTCCCGGCGCCCAGGGGGCGACAGGGGCAGCGGGGGCCACGGGCCCGGCCGGCGCGACGGGGGCCACGGGGCCCGCAGGTTCGGCCGGTCCGACCGGGCCGTCGGGTCCTGCCGGTCAGGGCGTCCCCACCGGCGGCACCACCGGCCAGGTGCTGGCGAAGACGTCGGGCACCGATTACGCCACGAGCTGGTCGACGCCGGCCCCGGTCCGGCGCCCGCTGAACGCGCAGACCGGCACCACCTACACGCCCGTCGTGGCCGACGAGAACCAGATGGTCACGCTGTCGAACGCGGCGGCGATCACGGTCACCCTGCCGCAGAACTCCGCCGCCGCGTTCCCGGTCGGCGCCGAGGTCGACTTCCTGTGGCTGGGCGTCGGTCAGCCCACGTTCGCGGCGGGGACGGGGGCCACCGCCAACGCCACCCCGGGGCTGAAGCTGCGGGCCCGCTACAGCGCGGCAACGGCCAAGAAGGTGGCGACGAACGACTGGGTCATCCTCGGGGACATGAGTGCCTGATGCCTAGCGCCGGCATCATGGCGTCGGCGGTGAACATCTCCAGCGGGGTCTGCACCGACGTCCTGGCGGAGCCGTTCAACAGCTTCGCCAACTGGAGCAATCAGGGCGCCACGATCGTCGCCGGCCGCAACGGCACCGCGGCCCAGGGCACCACCGCCACCAACAACCCGTCCTACAACATCCCCTCGGCCGGCCAGTCCGACGTGGTCACCATGGGGTTCGCCTGGCGCTTCACCGACGCCGCCCCCACCTCGCAGCGCAGCATCCTGCGGCTGCACTCTGACTTCGGCGCACTCAACCACAACCGGCTCCTTTACACGCCGTCGGCCACGACGCTCAGCTTCACACGGGCCACCACCGTCATCGGCCAGAACACCGCGGTCACGATGACGCAGAACACGTGGTACTACATCGAGGTCCAGTGCAAGCTGCACGACACGACCGGGTTCGTGATCGTGCGGGTCGACGGCACCGAGGTCATCAACGCGACGGGCCTCGACACGAAGTCCGCCGGCACGAAGACGGTGTACGACCAGATCGAACTCGGCCCAATCACCAGCGGTTGCACCCACCAGTACGACGATTTCTACCTGTCGACCGGCGCCGGTTGCAGCTTCCAGGGCGACCACGCCATCACGTCGACCAAGCTCATCGACGAACCGTTCAACAACCTCGCGGCGAACGCTTGGACGAACACGGGCGGCATCCCCGTCGCCGCCCGCAACGGCGCCGGCCTCTCGGTCACCGGCAGCACCACCAACGCCTACTACTCCATCGTCTCCGGCGTTCAGTCCGACACGCTCACCGTCGGCTTCGCCTGGCGGTACGACGACGTCGGGGCCGGCACGCAGCGCGACACCATACGATTCCTCGGCGATGCCGGGGCGACCGTCCACAACGGACTCCTCGTCATGCCCTCGTCGGGTGGAACAGGCAGGGTGGCCGTCTACCGCGCCACTACCTCGACCATCCTCGCTCAGAACCTCGCGCTCGGCATCTTCGCGCGGAGCACGTGGTACTACTTCGAGGTCCAGATCAAGCTCCACGACACGACCGGCTACGTGATCGTGCGACTCAACGGCACTCAGATCATCAACGCCACCGGCCTCGACACGAAGAACGCCGGGACGGCGACGGTCTACGACCGGGTCCTCCTCGCTCCGTTCGTCAGCGGAGCCACCGGCCAGTACGACGACCTCTACCTCTACAACGCCGCCGCCACGTTCGAGGGCGATCACGCCATCGGCGTGGCAAAGATTCTCGACGAGCCGTTCAACGACCTGGCTCGCTGGACGCTCAGCGGTGTGACGGGGGTCGTTACCGGCCGCAACGGCAACGGCGCCCAGATTCCCGGCGTCGGGGAGTGCGCCTACCCCATTACCTCCGAGCAGCGATCGACCCTGCTGACGACCGGGTTCGCCGTCCAGTTCGCCAGCCTGTCGGCCGTCCAAACGTTCCTCCTGTTCCGTATTACCGGCGGCCTCGATGTCGCCTTGCGGGTGAACACCGACGGGTCGCTCAGCGCCATGCGCTCGACGACCACCGTCCTCGCGTCGTCGAGCGCGGGGGTCATCACGGCCGCCACATGGGCCTATGTCGAGGCGTCGGTGCTGCACTCGAACGCCGGCGGCACGTTCACGGTGCGGGTCAACGGCACGCAGGTCATCGCCTTCACCGGGGACACGAACAACGCCTTCGCCGACACCGACGCGTACACCTCCGTCGCCCTGGTCGGCACCGTCAGCCAGACGGTCACCTTCGACGACTTCTACCTGCGCAACGACGCCACGTTCGAGGGCGACCACGCCATCTCGTGATGCCGGGTGGGTGGGAAGGCTCCACGAGGCGCCGCCGGTTGCCGCCGGACTGGGAGCGAATCCGAGCCCGCATCCTGCGCCGTGACGGCTGGCGCTGCACCGCCGTAGATGGTGGACGTCGCTGTGCGTCCCCGGCCAGCGACGTCCACCACCTCGGTCGGGGCGACGACCACCGCCCCGGGAACCTGGCGTCGCTGTGCGCCTACCACCACCGCCGGGAGACGGCCGCCGAGGGCAACGCCGCCCGGGGGCGCCCGACGATGCAACGCACGCCCGAACCGCATCCCGGGCTGAGAGGAGAATCCGATGCCAGGTAGAGGTCCGCGTCCAAAGGACCCGAATCAGCGGGTCCGCACCAACGCCGACCCGATCCCGACAACGACGCTGCGCTTCGTCCCCGCCGAGCAGCCGCCGCTCCCGCCGGGCAAGTGGCCGAAGCGCACGCGCGACTGGTGGGCGATGTGGCGTGTCGCGCCCCAGGCGGAGATGTTCACGATGACCGACTGGGATTTCCTGTTGGACACCGCTCGGCTGCACGCCGCTTTCTGGGGTGAGGGCGCTCTCAGTCTGGGCAACGAGCTGCGCATCCGCGTGGCCAAGTTCGGGGCCACCGTCGAGGACCGGGCCCGTCTGCGCATCCAGTTCGCCCAGGCGGACGAGGCCGAGAAGGTCAGCGAGGGCGAGTCGTCCCGCGACCGCTTCGCCGACCTGCGGGTGCTGCCGGCGTCGAGCGACGGGTAGCCGATGCCGTGGCGGGGTCCTCGATTCTCGGGTGACCTCCCCACCCTCGGGTTCGAGGTGCTGGACTGGATTTCGGAGTACCTGGCGACACCCGACCGCCGCCAGTACGTGCCCCTCGACCTGACCCGCGAGCAGGCGCAGTTCGTCCTCAACTTCTACGCCCTCGACCCGGGCACCGGCCGGCGCCGCTACCGCCGTGGCGTGCTGTCACGGTCGAAGGGCTGGGGCAAGTCCCCGCTGCTGGCTGCGCTGGCCTGCGCCGAGGCGCTGGGCCCGGTGGTGCCCGACGGATGGGACAGCGACGGGGAGCCCGTAGGGCGGCCCTGGGCGGCGTCGAGGACCCCGTGGGTGCAGTTGGCCGCAGTGTCGGAGGACCAGACACGGAACGCGTGGGCGCCGCTGCTGGAGATGCTGCGCGACGGCCCGGCCATCGACGAGTTCCCCGGCCTCACGCCGATGGAGACGTTCGTGGCCCTACCCCGGGGGCGCATCGAGTTCGTCACCAGCTCGGCGACATCACGTGAAGGCAACCGGCCGGTGTTCGCGGTGCTCGACCAGACCGAGGAGTGGAAGCCGGGCAATGGGGGCGTGCGGCTGGCGGCGACGCTGCGGCGGAACCTGGGGAAGACGGGCGGGGCCAGCATCGAATCGCCCAACGCCTTCGAGCCCGGAGCGGGCTCCGTCGCCGAAGCCTCCGCTGAGTATTTCAAGGCGATCCGGGAGGGCCGGGCCCGCGACGACGGGCTGCTGTGGGATCACCGGGAAGCCCCGCCGGAGACGGACATGGGCGACCGGACCAGCCTGCACGCCGGCCTGCTCTACGCCTACGGCGATTCCGCCCAGGAGGCCGGCGGCTGGGTCGACCTCGAACGGATCATGGCCGAGGTGTGGGACCCGGCCACCGAGCCCCAGTCGGCCCGCATGTACTACTTGAACCAGGTCACCCATGCCTCCGACGCCTGGTTGTCTCAGCCGGAGTGGGCGGCGTGTTCCCGCCCCGACGTGGTGGTGGCCGACGGGGACGTCGTCACCCTCGGCTTCGACGGTTCCCGCCAGCGGGCGAAGGGCGCCACCGACGCCACCGCCCTCATCGGCTGCCGGGTATCCGACGGCCACGTGTTCGAGGTCGGAGTGTGGGAACAGCCCCAGGGTCCGACCGGCGAGGGCTGGTCGGTGCCGACGACCGAGGTCGACGCCGCGGTGCGCAACGCCTTCGACCGCTGGGGCGTCGTCGGGTTCTACTGCGACCCGGCCCGGTGGGAGGGCTACGTCGCCCAATGGGAGGCGTCCTACAACAAGCAACTGGTGGTGAAGGCCAGCCGCGACCACCCCTGTGAGTGGTGGTTCACGGGCGGGCGCATGGGCCAGATCATCCGGGCCATCGACCAGTTCCACTCCGCCGTGGTCGACAACGAACTCACCCACGACGGGGGCTACGCCCTCACCCGCCACGTGCTGAACGCCCGCCGGCGCACGACGCGCTCGGGCACGACGATCGCCAAGGAATCCCCCGACGCGGTGCGAAAGATCGACGCCGCGGTCGCCGCCACGTTGGCGTGGCAGGCCCGCCTCGATGCGGTCGCCTCGGGCGCCAAACCCCGCAAGGCCCGCACCGGGCGCGTCGCGTTCGTCTGAGAGGAGGTGGCCATGCTCGACAAGGAAGAAATCGCCGTCGAGGTCCGCCGCCTGCTGGGCGTGCGCCAGCGGGAAGCCGAGAAGCTGGACCGGCTGCACAGCTACTGGCGTGGCCGCCAGGACTACCCGATATTGCCGAGAAGCGTCCCCAGCGAGGTGACGCACCTGGCCGAGATGAGCCGGGTCAACATGATCGCCCTGGTGGTCGACGTGCTGGCGCAGGGCCTGTTCGTCGATGGCTTCCGGGAGCCCCGGGCCGCGGAGAACAACGCCGAGGTATGGGACATCTGGCAGGCGAACGGCATGGACAGCCGCCAGATCGGCGTACACCGGGCCACGGCCGCCTATGGCGCCGCCTACACGATCGTGGTTCCCGGCACCCCTCACGCCATCATCCGCGGCGTCTCACCTCGCCGGCTGACCACGCTGTACGGCTACGACGACCTGTGGCCCACGACGGCGCTCGACGTCGACCACTCCTCGAACGGGCAGACCAGCTTCCGGCTCTATGACGACGAGGCCGTCTACTTCGTCGAGGCGACGGTCGACACGACCGGACGGGTGACGGGACTGCCCATCGAGCTGCCCGACGACCACGTCGTCACCGGCGCCGTCGAGCACAACATGGGCGTCTGCCCGGTCATCCGGTTCCGCAACCATGAGGACTTGGACGACGACAGTTGCCTGCTCGGCGAAGTCGAGCCGCTGATGCCGCTCCAGGACCAGATCGACGCCACGACGTTCGGGCTCATGGTCGCCCAGCATTTCCAGGCGTTCAAGCAACGGTGGATCGTGGGCTGGGTTGGTGAAGCCGAAGCCGCGCAGGCGACGGCCGCCTCTCGTCTCTGGTCGTTCGAGGACCCCGACGTGAAGGTGGGCGAGTTCGGCCAGGCCGACCTCGGCGGCTACCTCGACAGTCGTCAAGCCTCCTATGAGTCGCTGGCCATGATGTCGCAGACGCCGCCGCACTACCTGCTGGGCCGGCTCGTGAACCTCTCCGCCGACGCCCTCGCGGCAGCCGAATCCGGCCACCAGCGCAAGCTCGACGAG